CCTGTTGCTGAGCCTGTAGCTATGGGTGAAGCTAAATTAATGGATGGTACTGTAGTAAAGTACGATACTCCTGAATTAGTAATTGGTTCAATGATTACTGTAGTTACTCCTGATGGTGAATTTCCTGCTCCTGTAGGTGAGCATACATTAGAGAATGGAACTGTAATAACTGTTGATGAAACAGGTAAAGTAATTGAAATTGAAGCTAAAGAACAAACTCCTGAGGTTGTAGTTGAGCCTATTGCTCCTGTAGCAATGGCAGTAACTCCTGAAGAGAAACAAGCTATAATGGATGAAGTTATTGCAATGTTTGAGCCAAGAATTAAGGCTTTAGAAGATGCAATATTAGTAAGTCAATCAGCATCAAGTGAATTACAAAATAAGTTTAGTGAGTTTGGTAAGTTATTAGATTTACCGACTAATGAGCCTACAAAAGTAGTTGAGAATAAATTTCAAAGTAAACTAAATAAAATCAAACAATTTAACAAATAAAAAATAAAATAAAATGGCAAATGGATATGATGTTTCCGCATTAGGAAGCTACACAAAACAAGATGCAAACTCCCTTATTTATAAAATAATCGCAGGAGGTCAAACTGCATCATTAATGACAGTTCAAACAGGAGTTAAATCTGCTGAAACTATTAACATTGTTGCTGCTCGTGCAGTATGGCAAACAGGTGGTGCTTGTGGTTTTACTGCTTCAGGTGATACTACTTTCAGTCAACGTACTATTACTATCGGTAAAGTTACCGCTCAGTTAAAATGGTGTGAGGCTGATTTAGAAGCTAAGTATTTACAAGGTGCTTTAAAAGCAGGTAGTCAATACGATATGCTTACTTTCGAACAACAAATCGTTGGAGATGTTTTACAAAACATTATCAAAGATAAAGAAAGAGCAATTTGGCAAGGTGATACTACTTCAACAAGTGCTTACTTAAACAAGTTTGATGGTTTAATTAAAATCATTGGTGCTGCTTCAGGTGTTAATACTGCTACTGCTGTAACTTGGTCAGTTGCTAACTCAAGAACTGGTGTTCAAAACGTACTTACTGCAATGACTGACGATATGTTAGCTAATCCAAATATGAAAATATTTATGGGTACTGCTGAAGCTCGTGACTACAGATTAAAGTTAGGTATTGATAATTTATATCACTTAACAGGTTCTGATGCTAAATTATACGCTGAGAATTCAGATATCGAAATCGTTCCGGTAATTGGTTTATCAGGTACTAAGAAGCTTTATGCTATGTCAACTGACAACATGTATTTAGGTTGTGATTTACTTAACGAAGAGGAGAAATTAGATTTATTCTTTGCTAAGGAAGCAGATGAGATTAGAATGAATTGCAAATTTAAATTAGGTGTTCAAATAGCATTCCCTGATTTAGTTGTAAAGCAAATCAACTCTTAATAAATTAAAATAATAGGGGAGAGTAAAACCTCCCCTTTTTAATAACTAAAAAAAAATTATAAATATATGGCATGTGTATTAAATAGTGGTATTACCAAAGCATGTAGAGATGCAGCTCCAGGTCTTACTACCGTATATGTTACCGAGTTTAGTAATTACACTCAAGGTACAATTACATCTGCTTCAGGTATTATAACTAATACAACTTCATTCTTAACTACAGGTAAAAAATTCTGGACTTATGAATTAGAAATGGGTGTTGGTTCTGAAGTAGAAAATATCAATCCTGATGCAAAAACAGGTACATTATCAATAGTTCCAAACTTGAATTTTTACATTCCTAAAAAGCAAGCAGCTATTGCACAACAAGTAATGTTATTAGCACAACAAGATTTATTATTTATCGTTAAAGATAGAAATGGTAAATATCGTTTGTTAGGTCAAGAGTTCGGAATGAGAATGGTTGCATCAACTGCTCCATCAGGTGTTGCAGGAAACGAACAATCAGGTTATGTTTTAGCCTTTGCAGGTGAAGAGAGAATATTAGCAAATGAAGTACCAAGTACATTAATAGCTAATTTAACTACTCCTGCTTAATAAATTTTTGCTCTATATATAATCAGACTAACCCCGTAAGGTTAGTCTTTTTTATTTTAAAAACTTTCAAAAAATTGTAATTTAATATAGTGATATATCTAATAACAGGCGGAAATACAATAACAGTTACATTAACGGAGAAAATTACAATAGCTAATCCTCAATTTGTTTTTGTATTTGTTAACGATAATACAGGTAAAAAATTCGCTTGTACTTCAACAGATATAAGTGCTAATACGGATAGATATAATCAGTTTGATTTAACACTAACTACAACAACACCTAATCCATTATTAGCTGAGGTTCAGTTTGACGATTATGGTTTCTATCACTACTATATTTATCAAATAGTTGATGCAACTACATTCAACTATAATACAATAAACACAACAGATTTAAGAACATTAACAGGATTAGTTGAAACAGGTAAGGCTTATTGGTCCGCTCCTGTTACAGTTAATTATTATTATAAAGATATTAGAACATCGATTGTAACGTATGGCCAATAGTGAAATAGTAGGCAATTTGCTGAAAATAGAATTTGAGAATAACACAATGCCAGTTGTGGCAGTGAAATCTAATAAGCCATATTTATATTGGGGTCAACAAAACAATTATCCATCTTACCTATTAGAATTATATAAACGTAATGCTTATCATGGTGCAATTATAAAAACTAAGGCAGAGCATATTTATGGTAAGGGATTATGCTATGATAAAGACGAATTAACATTAGCTGAGCAAATTCAATACGATAACTTTCTAAGTAAAGCAAATAGATTCGAAGATTGGAATAGTATCTTTAGAAAAAACACAACACCATTTGAATTATTTGATGGAGTAGCATTACAAGTGATTTACAACTTCAATGGTAAGTGCGAAGTGTATGCAATGGAGTTTGCTAAGTTAAGATTAAGTCCGGATGGTAAAACAGTTTACTATTGTGATAAATGGATTAATGACGATGGTACAAGGAATATTAATCCTGAAAGACATGATTCATACAAAGAGTATCCTATATTCAATCCACAAATAAGAACAGGCACACAAGTATTATATTATAAATTACCTACATTAACTGCGATGGAATATGGAGACATATATCCTGAGCCTAATTATTTACAATGCTGCCAAGATATCGAAACAGATATTGAGATTACTAACTTTCATTACTCGAATACTAAACAAGGTTTTAGTGCTTCTGCAATGCTATCATTATTTAATGGTGAGCCAACAGAAGCCGAAAAAAAGAAATATAGCAGATTATTTGAGAATAGATTTACAGGTACAAGTAATGCCGGAAAGATAATATTTAACTTTGTTAATCAAGGCGGTCAAGAAGCTAAAATAACTTCATTAACTGCTTCGGATTTAGATAAACAATTTGAGATATTATCTAAGCGATTACAACAAAATATATTAACAGGACATCGAGTTGATCCTGCATTAGCTGGTATATTCAGCGATACAATGATTGTAGGAGATAATACTGTTTACTTACAGAAATACGATAGATGGGTAAAATCATACATTGAACACAGACAAGCGATACACATTGAGATTATTCAAATGATAGGCGAAGTTAATGGAGTTGATTTATCTAAGTTAGAAGTAAAACAGAAGGCTCCTGCATCATTGGATTTACCTTACGATACTAATTTATTGACTACTTTATTTGATGCTGAAACATTAAAGAAACATTATGCTAAACAATTAGGAATAGAGATGAAAGAAAGTTCAGAGGTTGTTATTGCTAAGGATAGTTTGGAAATGGAGGGAGTTAATGAGCATTTAAAGAATATAACTGCTAAACAATGGATTCATATTAAGCGATTAGTTAGAGAGGTTACCAAAGGTAAAACATCTAAGGATGCTGCTAAGATGCTAATTAAGAATAGTTATGGCTTAAAGGATGAAGATATTGAGTTATTATTTAAAGCTCCTGAGAGTGCATTCGCTAAACACAATGCCGATAAAATGGCTGACTTGTTTATTGAATGTGCAATAGATGATAATCCGGAAGATGAGATATTAGCAGAGTTTGAAGTAAAAAACGGATTTGAAGCATTGGAAAAAGAAAATAAATTTTTTAGACATCAATTCGCTAATCCTTATGAAGACCCTAAAAAGTTAGAGAATGCCATTATAGATATGACTTCAGGAAACCCTTATATCACTCCTGAAGAGATTGCAAAACAATTAGCATTAGATTTGACTGTTGTTATAGCAGCGATTGAATCAATGAAAATATTAGGCTTATTAGATGCTTTAGAGGGTACAATAATGCCAACACCGAAAGCTATTGAACGTACAATAAAGCCTGTTAAAACTGAAATTTATACAGTTTACAAGTATATAGTTAGAGACGATGTGCCAAGAACAATATCAGGTAGCAGGCCATTTTGCGAGAAACTATTAAGAGCATCAAACAATGGTAAGAGATGGACAAGAGAAGCAATAGATAAATTATCTAATGACATGGAGGATAATACAGATGCTTGGAGTTATAGAGGTGGTTATTATACTAACCCTAACAATGGCGAAACGACTGCATATTGCAGACACATTTGGAAATCAGTAATTAAAGCAAGAAAGAAATAATGAGTAATTTAATTATATCAGAAAACTATTTAAAGGAATATACAACCATCAATAATAACGTTGATGTAAAGATTGTAACTCCTGTAATTCAAGAGGCTCAAACGTTCTATATATTGCCTATATTAGGC